ATTTTCTCTTTAGTGTTCATTGGGTTAGCTCCTTTAACAGGCCCAATCCATATTCTAAAATCTTTTTCTTCATTCTGTCTTTAGCGGCGGCGTAGGCGACGTTGGCGGCGGCGTAGGCGGCGTTGGCGGCGGCGTAGGCGGCGTTGGCGGCGTAGGCGGCGGCGTTGGCGGCGGCGTAGGCGGCGGCGGCGGCGGCGTAGGCGGCGGCGGCGGCGGCGGCGGCGTAGGCGGCGGCGTAGGCGACGTTGGCGGCGTTGGCGGCGGCGGCGGCGGCGGATTTTTTATTACTTTCACTTGGATCGTCAATACATTTCCCTGCCGCCTCAATCGCTAACCTTGGTCTTTTGTTTGCCGGATACTCCTTTTCATAAATATCCAACACCTGTTCAGCCGCAAATACCGCATATTGAACTCGCTGTTTATAATCAAAAACCCGGCAAATAGTCCAATTAGCCCAATCTAATCTATCTTCCAAGACCAATTTCTCAATAACCTTAACCGCATCAGTATCTTTTTGGGATAAGAACCATTTAACACCTTCGCCACAAGCTGATTTTTCTTTGAGCCATTCTTTGGTGATATTCATTTCTTAATCCTTTCTGCCCCTGTGGGCTTAGCTATTTCTTCTACTTCAACTTTAATAACCCCTTGATCCAAGTCTCCAAGCGCTTGAAAGGCCGCAACGGATAGATCAATCCTTTTTCCTGCAAACCGGCGCGCGGTGCGGTCAGTAACTCGCACCACACAAAACCGATGACTACCCACAGCTCGTACAATAAGACAAGAACCAATGGGCCAGTCCCAAGAAGCACAAGTAAAATTAGAAGAATCGTATCGAAATCCATTTGCCATTATCCCGGAAGTCCGGGCCCAAGTTCCTTCTTTTTTCAGACTTTCATCATCGTACCACGACGCGACGAAGCATCTCGCTTTTCTTCCGGCGTAAGCCGGTGTATAAAGTACCGATGAAAGAAAGCCAACAAATATAAGTATAATAAATATTCGCATTTTGTCAAGAATTATTTTTATACCCTCCGCACCATTGTCATTTCCGGCTTAACTACTTCGGCCGGTGTAAAATTTCTGACCCACGCTTCCCGATATCCGCAGCCAAAATTCTTGCAGTATTCGACAACCCGGATTTCTCCGGGTGCGCTTTGTGCGGTGTAAAGTTTACGGACAACTGAATTCTCCCGGCATTGTGGACAATAGTGAAGGGGCATCAGTTACTCTTTTCTATCCCGTGTGATAAACAACAACCCCGTTTTACGATTTACAGAAAGAGAAAAGCACACCCCTAAAATTTTAAAATTATAATCCCAATATTCTCCGCTGTCATCAATCTGATATGGTCTATGCCTTGCCATTTCTCCGCCTCCTATAGTTATATGATCCCATTCTCTTTAAATTCTCTAATTAACCCAAACCGCTTGCCCAATTTCTCAAAAAACCTTGCCCAAGCCGAAAGTTCGGCATAGCTGAGCACTTTCTTACCGGCTTGATGTTGCCAGTCAATCGCTAACTGCCGGGCTTGGTCTTTGGTAGTAACTGGATCAATTGTTGATAGCTTCATTGTACCACCTCCTTATAGGTTAGCCATTTTTCCGTCTTTGAAAAAGTTATATTCGTTAGCTTCACAATGCTCAGAAAATTCTTTGTCGTCCATACGATATTCAAGAATCATGTACCCTTCTTTCTCTAACCGCTTGCATATATCAAGATAAATGGTAATGAATTGATTCAGCCTTTTACCGTGTTTATCTTTGTCAAGTTCAGAATCAATCCGGGCGGAGCGGGAGACAAGCTCTTCCCCTTCTTTATCAAAAAGAGTGACCTCGGAGGCGGAGGCAAAAGGGTACCGCCAACTATGCGTGATAACTACCCGATAACCACGCCAAAAGAATTCCCCAGTAAAATTCAAGCCATCACCTTGACAACATGAAAGAGAATATTCAAGCTTCGGATTCCCTTTTATATGCTCCTCTTCCAGTAAAGCATTACAGCTTTCAGTCAGATCATCCGCCAACCACGGATAATCTTCGTGCTCATACCAGTTAGCAATGGCTTCATCCTTAGCTTCCTGGCTTAATTCTTTAAAGCGGTATACCTCATAAACTACTTTGACTTTTTTCATAGCTTGCGCCCTCCTTTATACTGCTTCTATTAACATCCAGCGTTCCTTGCCCGGATGTATTATTAATGTAGTAACTTTTTTAAAGCTCTTCCGGCATAGCGCGATCATTTTCCGGGCTCTTGTCATTCTTCGGTGTAATTCTTGCGCCCGTTGTTTCTGTGTAAACCGGGTATACTCGGGCGCAATGGGTGTTAAAATTATTCTTGCAGTCATTTTACCCCTCCTTTTAATAGCTGTATCTTTTTGGAAACCTCCCGGTTGTTACCCAAACCAAAAGTTCTTGTTTAGTTAATACCCGGCCGCATACTGAATCACATTCAATAAAGCGCTGGTCGATTACCGCTTCACGGCTTTTGTCCGGCTGGTCGCTTGGACTACTCGGATAGAGTAATATCTTTTTTGTTTTGGCATTTTCTTCCCCTCCTTATAGGTTATTTGCCCCAATCCTATCCGTTTAATATATAAACCCTAACCGTTCGATATCTTTCCTAAACTCCCGCATTAGCTCAGTTTTCCTATACGCAAGCCACTCAATAAGCTGTTTTTTTGTAGCCTTTTCTATATCAAATTCTTCATCTTCTTTAACCGCTCCATAAATACAAGTAGACTTTAGGTTCTCAATATTGCGTGCGTCTTTGTATTCGGTAAACCCGGCCCAATAAAGCGAATTTTCAACATAATACATTGGTCCGTCTGTACTAACTAAATGCCACTTTAAAAATGGTACTAACTCCGGGTAATGCCGGGCAATTTCGTCATGGAGGCATCCTCCGGCTATCCAAACAGGTTGACCTTTATCCAAAACAAACATTTCCCCGGTAATCGCAAAACGATTATGATTATTGTGGCAAGAATCGTCATACCTTACATTGACATCAATACGGTATTTTTGATTGCCGCTATGATAAAAAACTCGGCCAACAATGCGCTGCTGTGGACTGATAATACTTTTCTTTTGCCTTATCTGCTCAATTGTTGAAGTATGGTTTGTTTTAATCATTTTCTCCATCCTTTCTGCCTTCCGGCGATTATCTGATTTCAATCTCTGCCTTCACCATTTCAAGGGCTCGATCAACACATTCTGAAGAAATCAGGCGTTTCATTTGTCCGAGAGTATCACGCATCCGGAAAAGGTCCGGGAGTGATAGCTTAGATACCTGATCCTGCATTTCTTGGTCATCCATTTTTCTTTCCTCCTTGCGGATTCTCCCGGCGTCCGCTTGCGCCGTGTAGGGTTAGTCCCTGCGTTGATGTTGATTAATATTATCATAAGTGCGGTTGTTTGTCAAGAGAAATCTTTTGTTTCTTTGTGGTATTAGTGATATGTGTATTATTGTATTCTATTGAAGAAGTCTTGCTCTTTCGTTTAATTATCTATATACTTCCAGAAATAAATCAAAGTAATATTGAATAATGTGTATTATGTGCCCGCGCGTATAGTATTTCCCACACGTATAGAGAAAAAACAGCGAATGCATATGGCTTCTTCAACATTATCAACATTCAACAATAAAACGCGCAGCCTTTCCAATAATATCACATAACACATATAACTCATATAACTCCAATATCTCAAGCACTCCGTTGTGCCTGTGCGTTGAGCACCTCCGCTGTGCCTGTGCGGGCCCCTGTATCCTTGACGCCCTGCAATACTCCGAGAATTTGAATCGCCCGTATAGGTTGTTGTACATTAATGAATTTGCTTTTGAGTTTAACCACCCCCCGGGGTCAGGAAAGACCATATAGGCATCCTTCAGGGGTGTCAGTGTCTGAGGGGAAGCCACCCTTACGCACAGATAAAATTTAATTTTTTCCGAAATCCTATAACTCACAGAAATCATTTTCCTGCCCGCACAGAAAATATTTTTTATTTTTCTTGACAAAAAAGATTTTGTGTGGTAGCATTTCACCATAAAGATGGTAAGGCCTATCGGATGCCGGAGAATTCCGAAAATGAAAGGGTGGTGTAAGAATGGCTCAAAAGAAAAATAATTTTGAAAAAGGAGTAAAGTTAGTTTGTCACGGCCAGTATTATTATAAAGACTCTGTGAACAAAGGGGTCAAGGAATTTTCACAGGAAGTCTTTTCTCCGTCGCTGGAAATGTTCCGCGAACACGCTAAGAAATATATCGGCACCGACGATAAGGGTAATCAGAAATTTGAAGACCGTTCTTTCATCAATGTCCGCGGGCAGTTAAAACGGCGTTTGCTTCCGGTATTACTAAAAAAGAAATTTCCGGATTTCGCCCGGGTGCGGTTTGTGGTGATTGATGAAATTATTAGTTTGGATGGTAGTGAATTGGATCTTCCTATCACTCTGCGTTCCAAGAAACAGCTTGCGTTTCAAATCACTAAAGAAGGAATGCCGCTGAGTGTCGATGATTATGTTGACATTGATGACCTGCGTTCTGATATGTTGGAATATGTTCAGGACCCGGAAGCATTTCTCCGTAATAAAACCAAGAGAGATAAACGCCGGAATGAAGAACGCGAGTTTATGCGGATGAATAATCTCCAAGAAGGTGAGCTTCCTAAGAAACGGGAACCGTCGGCTGCTTCGACTGCGGCAGGAATTGACGGCCTGTAAGGAGGTTCAGATGGATGGAGAGTTGACCTATCCGGCAGGGAAACACGTGGCTATTGGTCCAGATGGAGTAGTGATACCTACTGGTACCCGGGGGCTTTCTCCTTCCGAGATTACTCAGCAGATAAAAGAAGCTGTGGGGTTGCCCTATCTTGGAAGAGAAGCTGACAAGATTGGGATGACTTTGCTTGAGGCTGCGCTGTATTCAGCAGCTAAGAAGGCCGCCGATGGTGATGTGGACGCCCTGACAAAGCTTCTTGATCGCCTGATGGGTAAACCGGTACAGCAGGTTGTACAGGCTACGGGAACACTCCGGGAGTTTTTGGACCACATTGCCCGCGCGGAGCCGATAGAGGCGGAGGTAGTTGATCCGATTGATCAATTATGAGAGAAGCGCTCACACATCAGCAGGAAGTAGTCTTGAGGAAACTCGCTAATGTGCTGCCATTTTATTCCCAGCATTGCTTGAAGATAGTGGATAAGGCTGGTTTAATCCGGCCGTTAGTATTGAATAAGGCTCAGTTGTACATCCACGAGAAAGTGGAGGAGCAGAAACGCCGGACAGGGATGGTACGTGCGGTAATCTTGAAAGGGCGGCAGCAGGGATGTACGACTTATATTCAGGCCCGGTTCTTTCATCGGACGAACTTCACCGGAAATCTTTCGGCGTATGTACTTGCCCACCAAGTAGAAAGTACAATTAAAATTTTTAGTATGACACAGAAGTTCCGGGTGAACTTGCCTACTGATCTTCAGCAGCCGCTGGAGAAAGATACTGAACGGGCGATGAGTATGTCAAATGGTTCCGGGTACTCTGTTGGTACCGCTGGGTCGGCTCAGATTGGGCGTGGGATGACGGTGCAGCTTTTCCACGGCTCGGAGGTTGCTTTTTATGAGAATGCTGATCAGCTTTCGACCGGGTTGATGCAGACAGTTGCGGATGTTGCGGGGACAGAATTAATTTTTGAGAGTACGGCTAATGGTCCGGGTAACTTCTTTTATGATCTTGTTATGGGGGCTATCGCCGGGACTAATGGGTTTATGTTAATTTTTATTCCGTGGTATTGGCAGGATGAGTATAAAGACCCGGTTCCGTTGTTAGAAAAAGATCTTGATGATAAGGAGCAGAAGTATTGGGAGGCGTATAAAAGTGATGGGTTGACGTTGTATCATCTTGCTTGGCGGCGCAGGAAGATTGCGTCGTTTGGCGGGCAAGAATGGAAGTTTATTCAGGAATATCCGTTTAACCCAGAAGAAGCTTTTGTAAAAGCAGAGGGACGGTTTTTTGATCTTGCTCGTGTGTATGTAGCCCGGGGAAAGAAAGTAGAGCCAGATCCGACTGCCCCGTTAATTATTGGAATTGATCAGGGCCGGACGGGAGACTGGACGTCGATTGCTCGAAGGACTGGAAAAATTTTACATCCTTTTGAACGAATTCCAGCGGACGACGGATCAGAACGTGATATGCGTTTGGCTGGGCGGGTTGCAAAAATTATTGAGATTGAGAAACCGGATCTTGTTGTACTTGATGTAACTAATGAACACGGAGCGATGGACAGGTTGCACGAGTTAGGCTATTCAAAACGATTAGTAAAGGGCGTGCATTTTGGTGAAAAGGCAATAGATCCTACCCGGCACCGGAATATGCGGGTGCAAATGCACTGTGATTTTAGAGAGTGGTTTTTAGATCCGGATGTGTCTATTCCCGATGATGGCAAGTTTTTAGCTCAGATAGGGGCGATTCCACAAGAAAAAGAATCAAGCAACAATGTTCTGTATTTGGTTCCTAAAGATGATATTATAAAGCTGTTAAAATTTTCGCCAAATGATCTGGAGGCGGCCATTCTTACTTTTGCTTATCCAGTCAGGAAAAAAATTCCTCTTGACAAAATAGCGAAAAGTGGTAGTGTTGAAAGTACAATGAATTTTAAATCGACACTTAGAAGTTTCCGGAGGTAAAAATGAGTGATGATTTTTTAGAGATAATGACTTGGCCGTTTTCAGAATTTTTTATGGATAACGAAGAAGAGGCGGAGCCGGCTCCAGCTGATACTGGTGCTGTCGATACAATAGATAGCGTGGAACAACAGTCTACTTCTCGTAGATTAGCAAGACTATCTAAATATTTTACATCTCCGTCTGGTGTTCTCGATTCGCCAACCGGAAGCACAGGAGTTTTTTAATGACCGTAATAGAGGCGGATTTAAAAGAATTTTCTGCTGTTAAAACGCGCAGGGCTCCGTGGGAAAATCTTTGGGAGCTTATTGCTCGGTATATCTATCAGCGAAAACAGGGGTTTACTACTGTTTCTACTCCGGGTGCTTTTTACGAGCATCAAGATGTTTGTGATAATACCGCGGGCCAAGCTATGCACACCGCGGTTTCTGCTATTGACGGGGCCATTTGGAAAAATGGGGCCCGGACTTTTCGTGTTGTTAAACCCCGGCAAGCTCGCGACAGCCAAGAGATAAAAGATTTTTATAAAGAGATTAATGCTCGGGTAGTTGATCAAATGGAGCACGAGAAGGCTGCGTTTGGGACTGCTCGTTTGGAAGCTTTGGCTGAGGTTGTGTCTTTCGGTACTGACGCCATTGGAGTGTTTAAATCGAGACCGGGTGAGAAGCACAAAGTTGAATATCGCGCGCTTCCGTTGAAAAATTTGTATGTCGTTGAAGACGCCCGTGGCCGTGTGATTAAAGAGTTTTATGAGTTCGAGTTTAATGCTTTTCAGTTAAAAGATGAGTACGGTGAAGCGGCCCTTACTGATAAAGTGAAAAAACTGCTCGAGAAAGATGATTACGAAACCAAGCTAAAAGTTCTTTGGGTTGTTAAACCTCGGGCTGATGTGAAGGACAATACTTTAGGCTCTGAAAAATATTCCTACGAATCGGTTCATATTCTTGAAGATGAAAAGATGGTTATTCGGAGAGCCGGATTTAATGGGAACCCAATTATTGTTAGTCGCCTGTATAAAAATGAGGGGGAAGAATACGGCCGGGGGATGGGGACGAATGCTCTTTCTCCGACTATCGAGCTTAATGGTGTAGTAGAGCTTCTTACTCAAGGCGGCGAATTAACAGTTTTTCCTTCGTGGTATGTCTTAGATGATGGGACTTTTGGCAATGGAACGATTGATCGTTCTGCGGGGAAAGTTATCCCTATTGATGTAACGTCTTCTAAGATTACTGGAATGGCGCCTATTGGCCCGATTGGCAATGTGGGTTCTTTAACGCCATTGGTGAGTTTAATCGAGTGGCTTACAACCGAAATTAATGCGCATTTTCTTGTTGATAAACTTACGGATTTGAATAACAAAACCCGAATGACTTTGGGCGAGGCTCAAATTCGCAATGAGTTAAGTTCAGATTTGAAAGGTGCTATTTTTGGCCGTCAGATAGATGAAAAACTTATTCCAGTTATTCGAAGAACACTTAGTATTTTAGAAGAAGAGGGGGAACTTGGGGTTGAATCAGGGACACCAGAATATATTAAATTAGTGGTGAACGGCCGAAAGCCTTTGGAAATCCCGGATGAATTATTAGAGTTACGTGATGCTGGGGTTGAGATATACCCGATTGAGTTTGTTTCTCCAGCTGCACGTATTCTTCGGTCGGAAGAAGTTAGAGGATTGATTTCGCTTTGGCAATTTGCGGCAGGTTTCTCCGGGGTAAAGCCGGAGTTGTTGCTTTGGTTAGACGACGAAGCAACGATGCCGTTAGTTCGGGATCTTTATGGCGCTCCGGATAACGCAATTGTTTCGAAGGAGAAGTTTTTAGAGAGATTAAAGTCGTATAATGATGCTCAATCAATGCGGTCTCAGTTACAGGCAGCACAGGTAGGCGCAGATGTTGAAGCTAAGAAAGCATCTGCTAATCAACAAAATGCCCAAGCCCAAGCCACTACTGGCGGGATGAATGGGATGGTTAACAATGGAGCTCTCGGTTACCCCGAGATGGTAATGTAAAATGGAAGATAAAATAGGTCAGCAGTCTCCTGAAGAAGTTGCGAGACAGGCGGCAGAAACACAGAAGAAGATCGAGGCAAAAAGGAAAAAAGCAGAAGCATATAAAACAGCAGTCAACAGCGCGCCGACTGATGCTAATGTTCGTTTGCTTTTGCAGATGTTGAGAGAGCTTTGCAGCTATGACGCGCCGGTTCAGGTTGTGGGGACTAATGGAGAAATACAAATTAGCTCCACAGTTTTTAATGTAGGACGAGAAGCGGTTTATCACGATATACGGAAAATGATGTCCGTAGAGACTAAAAACGCTGTTGAAAGGAGCGAATAATGTTCGGATTATTGGATGGGTTAAAATTATTTTTTCCGTTTGTGTCTTTTATGATGTTTGACGGTGATCCGGCTCCTGCGGCTATTACCGTTGAAAGTTTAGGTGCGGTACAGGGAGATGCTTTCCGCGCTCTTTTACCCGCGGATATTCAGGCAAAGCCCTATGCGAAAGAAATTAATAATTTTAGCGATTTGGCTAAAAAACTTGATGGTGCTACGGCTTTATTAGGCCAGAGGGTTCTACCGGACGCGAATACCCCGGATGATAAGTGGGGTGAGTTCCATTCTAAATTTCGTCCGGAGACGCCGGAGAAATATGAAGTCGGCACAGTTGAGGGGGTGGCCCCGGAGTATGTTCAAAAAGCTGGGCCAATTATAAAGATTGTACAGAATCTTTTGCATAAAGCTGGAGCCAGTCCGTTTCAAGCAAAACAAATCCTTCCCGGGATTTTGAAAGAACTCTTTACCGCGGAAACAAAACATTCGCAGTTAAGAGATCAGTCTTTCGCTAAACTCGCAGGTGATTTGTTTGGTGATAAGAAAGATGCAGTTATCCAAAATGGCAAAACATTTTTGGCTGCACATTTGCCAGAAAATATTCGTCCGTTGTTAGAATCGTTTGATGAAAAGCAGTTGACCGTCGTTTTAGCCGCGACAGATGCTTTGGCTAAGAAATTCACAGGTGAAGATCCTTTTCGTGGTTCCGGTGGAGGCGGAGGTGGTGGACAAGAAACTAAAGAAACATTGGTTGCCCAGATGCAGGAAATAATGAAAAACCCGGTGTATAGTGATCCCTTTAAGGATCGGGTTAAACATAAAGAATTGAATGATAAAATGGAGGTTATTCGTGGCAAGTTGAAAACCCTTCAAGGTGCTGGGTAAAAAAGTTCTTGACAAGAAAATCTTTTTATGTTAGTGTTCTTTTGTCAGTGACATTTTAGTAATCGTCCGGGAAATAAAGCCGGGGATCGATGAAAAAATAACTGGCGTACTCAAGCGGGAAACGTCCGGGAAACAAAGCCGGGGATCGTAACTCGTAAGGGCGGTGAAATTTAATTAACTAAGGAGGAAGTTATGAGTTATGATACAGTTCAGATAACGGAGTTCAATGCCGCGCTCGATGTTCAAGAGCAGCAGATGACTTCCCGCCTTTTGCCCTACGCAGTTAGGAGACCCGTTTCTGGCGATGATTTCGCGTATGATGGGTTAACTGAAGTTCAGGCGTACCACGCAAATGGGCGCAATCCGGATATTCAGCCGGTGGAAGCGCAGTTTACTCGCAGAAAGATGTCGAGAGACCGCGTAGTTGTGACCTTATTGGTTGACAATAAGGATATCCGTGGAATGTTAACGGATCCTCAGAGCGAGCTTGCCAGTTTGTGCATTGCTGCTGTTGAGAGGGAAACTGATCGCGTTATTTATGATGCGCTGTTCGCCACAGTTTATACAGGCCGAAATTTTGCGACGAGTGTTTCGTATTCGTCCGATGGAGTAACCAGTGTGGATGCGACTGCCGGGTTTACCTACGAGAAATTGTTGGAAATCCGCCAGAATTTTATCGATGCCGAAGTTGGCAATCAGGGTCAGGTTGCGATTGCCATAGGTATTTCCGGTGACGAGCATACTGATTTGATGAGTGAAATTGAGCTCACAAGCGGAGACTATACGTCTCAGTATGTAATCGCAAAAGGTATAATCACTAACGCTATGGGTATGGATTTAGTTGCCTTTGGCGCGGGTTCAAATATTACCGATCCGATTCTTGAGACGGTTTCGGGGGAGAGAATTTCTTTTGCTCTTTCTGCCCGTGGAGTAGCTTTAGGTATTTCTCTTGAAAGAAAGGTAGAGGTTAAGGACTACCCGACTAAGATTGAAACCAGTATCATCAACGTAATTAAGGAACTTGGCGCCGTGCGTACTGCCGGTGTAAGAGTTCAGAGATTACGTTTAACCCCGTAAGGAGAAAGGAGACAAAATGGCTGCTTATAATGATATGGTAACACAAAATGCGTCCGATAAGAAAGCTGATGTAGATATCTCCGCTCGTTCTGTCGGGGCTCCGGTGAAAAAGCTGTTCTTCTCTTTTGAGAAGGCTGCGGGGGATATCAATGCGTCGATTTGGCGTATTGGCCGTATATCGCCTTTCGCCAAGATCGTGGGCATTAAAATTGCTTGCGATGCGATATCCAGTCTTACTGATTTGGATATTGGGTTCTATAAGCCGTTGAGTATTGACGGGAATGTGATTAGTAAAGACTGTTTAAAAAATGGTCTTAATCCTTCGTCCGGTATTTCTACGTTGACTGAGGAATATGCTCCGGATCCGGCGGATGTCGGGAAAGAAGCATATTTAATCGCGGGGGTTACAGCGGCGAATGCCCGGAAGTATGGGGCTTTTGACGTAGCATTAACCGGGAATACCGCCGGTACTGATGCAGGTACTATTGCAGGTATTCTTGAGTATGTAGAATAAGAAAGAGAGGGATAGGTTATGGGCGCTCCAGTTTCAGCTGAAGAAGTTTGTAACCTATCCCTCGATTTATTAAGGCATAGTATTCTTGTAACAAGTTTAGAAACGCCGATTACGGATGAAGAAGGACTTGGGGCGCGTTGGTATGACGCTTTACGCCGTGCGGTTCTTCGAATGTTCCCGTGGAATTTTGCCCGCAAACGAACCACTCTTTCCCGTGTCACTACCGCTCCTGAATTTGAATATGAAGACGCGTACCAGCTTCCTAATGATTATGTAGGTTATGTTTTTGTTGGGGATGATCCGATTAATAATCCCATTACTGATTTTTTAATTGAGGGGGATAAACTCTTGATTAATAATAGTGGAGCTGCGTCTCTTGATTTTTGTTATATTTATGATATTAAAGACGTTGTTAAGTTTGATCCAATTTTTCTGATGCTGCTTGTGGCCGAATTGGCGTTGATGTTTGGTAATTCTCTTACAGGGTTGAATAAAAGTACGGCGGGTATGGAAAAATTCCGTGATCGTTGGGAAGCTAAAGCGCGGGCTAAAAATGGCCACGAAAATCCGCCTCGAGTAAGATTTACCAGTCCACTTAAAACATTGCGGCATAGCGGCCGCAGTGCTTCGTCTTTTGATGGCCAGCATCTTTTATCTTAATGGGAATAAACTTTTATCAAAATAATTTTTCGTCAGGGGAACTTTCGCCCGGGGTTTGGGGGAGAGTTGATAGGCCTTTTTATAAGAATGGATTGGAGATTTGCTGCAATTTCATTCCTTTGCTAACTGGTGGGTGTAGGTTTTCCCCGGGTACTGAGTTTAGTGTCCATACACGTTTAAATCGTGCTGCTTGGGGCATTCCTTTTCGTTTTAATATCGATCAAGCGTATTCATTAGAATTTACTGATTATAAAATTCGTATCCACCACGATGGTGGGGTCTCTTTGGAGACGGCTAAAAATATTACAGGTCTAACAGCGGCCAGCCCGGGGGTTTTTACAAGTAATGCCCACGGGTTTGCTTCTGGGGATGAGATATATCTTGATGGTTTAGTTGGGCCTACTACTTTAAATAAACAGTTTTATTTAGTAGTGTATATTAATGCGGATACCTTTTCACTGACAGATATTGACGGAAATGCAATTAACACCGCGGCTTTAACCGCGTATTCGGCTGGTGGTACCGCGGCTCGGGTGTATGAGATTACTTCTCCATACACAGCTGCGGAAAGTGAGCATATTAAATTTTGTGGGACTGCGGATATAATGTATCTTTTTCATCCTGACCACGAACCCCGGATTCTTATTAGGGCTGGGGCCACATCTTGGTCCATTGCTACCTATACCCGGTATTCATCGCAATGGACAATTTCAGGAATCACTAAAGCTAATCCCGGGGTGATTACGACTACGGCGGATCACGGATTAGTGACGGGCGATCGAATTTACCTATCTCAAATTGTTGGGATGACTGAGCTAAATCAAACTGAGTTCTTGGTTGAGTATATCAGTGCAACTACATTTTCGTTAAAAACATTGGCTGGGGCTGCGGTTGATACGAGTGCCTATACCACGTATACATCTGGGGGCAAGGTCGCTATTGTCCGGGAAGCGGGGTTGTCTATCACTGGGGTAACAAAAGCTAATCCGGGGGTAGTAACTATCGCAGGTCACGGATTATTAACTGGTGATAAAATTTACATTGATAGTATTGTCGGGATGACTGAGCTGAATAGCGGATTTTATTGGGTTAAAAAAATTGATGCTAATACTTTTTCTTTAACTGATGAAATTGGAACCGATCTTGATACTACATCATATACTACTTGGTCTTCGGGTGGTAAAGTTTATCTGATTCGTGGGCTGTTTACTAAAATTGGGGACTTTCCGGGAGCCGGTGGGTTTTATGGCGGCCGGATGGTCGTTGGTGGTACAGACAACGACCCGGATGTTTTTTGGCTTTCTCGCGGTCCGGATTCAAACACGGGTGAATCGCAGTATGATGATTTCTCGATTGGTACATTGGATGCGGATGGGATGGTTTTTGTCTTGTCGTCTCAAAATCTTCAAGCTCATCGAATTTATTGGTTTAGTAGTACTCCCGGGTTTATGGTTATAGGAGCCTCAAGTGGTGTGTATAAAGTTAACGGCGGGGCGGACGGTAGCGCTATTACCCCGACGTCTATATATAGTTTTGTAGTATCCAGTGTCGGAGTGATGGATACGATGCCACTTTTGATTGATAACAATACTTACTATATAGAAGAAGGTGGCCGAACTATTCGCAGTTTTGGGTATAGTCTTTTAGAAGATAGCTATAAAGCCTTTGACAAGAATATTCTTGCAGAGGATATAACTTACGGTGGTATTACTCAGATAGCATACGCGAAAGGCCGACCGAATATCATTTACGCCGTCCGTGCTGATGGGGTTTTGTTGTCTTGTACTATTCTGGAGTCCGATGATGTCGCGGGATGGGCGCGAAGGTATTTAGGTGGAGACGGACAGGTTCTAAGTGTTGTAACAGAATCCCAAGTTTCGGGTATTGATCGGGTTGGGCTTTTTGTAGAAAGGACAATTGACGGCGTTACACGTAGATATGTGGAGTATTTTTCTGAGGACCCTCAAATTCCTGATTTTTCAGATTATTTTACCGGAGAAAATAATGAAGATGACGATCGGGAAAAGTTTGAGAAAATAATGTTTGAGCTACAAAAACAATTTGTTCGTTTAGATAGTGCATTGATACGTGATACAACTCAGACAACAACACTTACTTTGGGGGCGCTTTCGGGGGCCAGTGTTACGGCTACCGCTGGGGCCGCGGCTTTTACTGCTGCTGATGTGGGGCAATTTATTTTTGCAAAATTTGTCGATGGTACAGAAGCCGGTATTGCTAAAATTATTGGGTATACTTCGACAACGGTTGTTACTGTTCAGATTTTAGAGACCTTTTCTTCCTTAACTTTCGCGTCTGGAGGTTGGTATTTAACAGACCAAACTATTACGGGTCTTGGTCATTTAGAAGGAGAAACATTGGGGGTTTTGACGGACGGTGGCCTACATTCGAATGTTGTGGTCGCGGATGGGTCAGTTACTTTAGATTATCCAGCTCGCTATATTATATTGGGGAAACGGTATACCGGAATTGGCAGGACAGTCGACTTTGAAATCGCGGGGCTTTCTACTACGGCGCAAGGCCGTAGAAAAACTGTGGAAAAAGCTTTTGTGAAACTTCGTAATTCTTTAGGGGGTAAGTTTGGGGCGAATGTAAAAGGGCTTTACAACTTGACAGAATTGATGTATCGTAAAGCTGGTAGTAGTTATTATGATAGGCCTCCTGTGTTAGTGACAGGTTTAAAAGAAGTTCCGTTGAAAGATGGGTACTCAAATGAAAAACATTTTTATTTTTTACAGGACACACCATTTCCGTTAGAAATATTGTCGATAATTCCGTCAATTGATGTAGGGGAGGAAGAATAATGGCAACGATTTGGGGGAAATCACTACAAGCCGGTGCATTAGGGTTGAGTAGGATTTCTTCAGCTATTTCGGGGTTCCAAAATGCCTCTTTATTAGAGGAACAAGGGGCGCTTACGAAAGATGACTATTACCGGCAAGCGGCTTTGGTGAAAGAAGAGGGGTTTCGTACTCGGTCGAAACAAACAATGGAGTATATTTCTTCGGGTGTTGAAATTGTTGGTACTCCGCAGTTAGTTTTAAAGGAGACGTTGTCTAAGTCGTTTGCGAAAGCGACGTCTGTGGAAGTTACGGGCCGGAATTATGCCCGGTTGTATAATAAGAAGGCAAACCAGTCTAAATCGGAGGGGATGGCTTCGCTTATCAGCAGTATCGTGATGGGTGGGGCGCTATTTGTCTAATGGCCAAAGGTAAAATAACGCCATATGATCCGGGTAATTTTTCTCCGTCAGCTGTGGGGGTTCCCGGGGAAGACCGTTCAGGTCAGATTTTAGCACAAGGGGTTAATGCTATTGGGGCGGCGATTGCTAAACGAGAAGATACTACAAGTACCCTTGAGGCTATGGATCAATTTGGGTCTTTTGATTTAGCATATCAGCAGCAAAAGTTAGATTTACAAAAACAATTCAAAGACGAGCCAGCAAAGTATTCGACAGCGGTCAAGGAAGGGTCCCAGAAGCTTGTGGATCAATTTAGTCAGGGTATGTCTGGCGATGCGGCGAAAAAGTTTCGGCAGATGGCGTCTTCTTCATTGGCTCAAGACGCGGGGAATTTGGCAAAATGGGCTTTTCAGCGGGATAATGAAATTCAAGTAGGCCGGATTAGTAGTATTAAACAGAATTTAGCCATTAAAGCCTCCACAATTAATTCTGCTGATGGATTACGGGGCCTTCGACAAGATTTTTTTGACGCGAGTATCGAAGCCACGAAATTAATTGATAAAGAATCTGATACAAAACTGACTCAAACATATTGGGAGCTGGCTAAAAAGCAAGCGATGGCAGCTCAGGTGTTTTCCAGCCCAATGAAAGTAATGCGCGATTTAGAAGGCGGTGCGTATGATGATGTTTTGGATGCTGACGAACGCCTTACTTGGAAAGGTAAAGCTCGGGACGCGATATACAATCGGGCAGAGGATGATCAATTTCGGACTATGTTTATGGCGCAAGGTAAATTGCTCGATTTTCAGAATGGTATTGAAGACGGTACGGTTTCTATCGCGGATTTGATAACTGAACGTGATGCAATGGCGGCTAATAAGAATAAAGTCGATGCGTTAGGCAAACCTGTTATCGATCCTCATTACATAAAAGGCTTAGATAATTTAATTGATATTGTTATGTATGCCAATCAACGTCTTCCGGCGAATAAAGAAGCCCGGAAAGAAGCGTTGGTTAAATTTGACGCGGATTGGGAAGGGTATTTAACGGAAAAGAAACAGATTAGTCAAGGGCCGTCGGAAAAAGATGTTGCTAAAGAACTTGAGCTTTATGCTAATCTTTCGTCATTATACCAGACTGGTGTGATTACAAAATCCGACTTCGATCAAAAAACGGCGATTATGCGGACAAAACTCGCTTTGAGACAAGGGCAGGTTCCCCGGGTTAAATCTTTTAGTGAAGTGGTTGATCAAGCTGGTACAGTGCCTAATTTTTGGTGGCGGAAACCGGGGAATGATGTAGTGTCATTGGGGTACCAGATGATTAAAGATTATGTAGATAAAGCTTATCCTGAGTTAGATACGGCTGGTAGACAGGATTTAAAAGCTCAAATGCTTTCGTCTTATCATCAAAAAATTCAGAAAGTCCCGGAAGAACAGATGAAAGGCCTTACTACGGAGACAGACCGGAGAAATTTCGCCCGGCAGTTTATTGTAGGAATGCCGAATACTGAAGGTCGCGCAACTGGCGGGGTTTTGGCGTCTAATGTTTCGTACACTGATACGAATATTCAGCGGACTTTTCAGGTCGGTGATACTTTTACCAAAAACGGAGCCACGAAGGTTTTCGTGGGGAAGGATTTGGAGACCGGTAAACCTATGTGGAAGCTGGCTCCGGATTCGTTGGATAAAATAGTTACGATTAAAAACCGGAAATTCAGAGTCGCCGGTTTAAATGCCAATGGTGACTTTATGTTGAAGGAAGTCAAAGATGGCGAATAATACAGAAGAGTTAATTTCAATGTCTGATGCAGAAGCTCAGGCGCCAGTTCAAGATGGCCTTATCTCGATGTCTGAAATCGAGACTGGCGAGCCAGACGCTCCGGCCATTAAAGCTATTCCTGAAGAGTATAAGGGACAGTTTCTTGTAGAGTTTGGTTCGATTTTCCAGAAGGCTATGGAAGATTCGACTAAAAAAGGTCTTGAAGAACTTGGGTATGCGGGGAAAAGAGCATACGCCGGAGCGGGCCGGGCGGCAGCAGGTATTAACCACGTTCTTGGATACATTACCGGCTTAAATAGTTTTAAGAAATATAGAGATTTTGTTCAGGGTGGGGTCGAGTATCAGCAACAAGTTATTGCGGAAAAACAGGAACCTAATCTGTTTGAGCGATCGTTTTATGGTCTTGCTGATAGTATAGGTTATTTGACCCCTACGATTCCAATAGATGTAATGACAGGCGGAGCGACAAAAGTAGCTCTGGCGGGCCGTATTTTGCCTAAAATAGAGGCTTTATTGGCCCGGGTGCCAAATTTTGTTCTTGGGTCCGGTTGGCGAGGTATGGTTGAAGGAATTGAGGCGTCCGGTGATAGTCTTCCGGAAAAAGTTATTGGTGGGGCTGTAGGCGCCGGTGAAACAATGGCGGTTAATACTCTTTATGCGAATGCCGGGATAGGATTAAAAGGAATTGGGAAAATGGCGTCGCTTGGTGCGGCTAATGCCTTTTACAATGCCGCGAAAGAGGGCCGGGTCCCTACTGAGAAAGAGTTAATTGACCAAACTACTCAGGCTGGATTATTGGGCGTAGTGTTTACTATGCTCCCGCACTTGGTTGAGGGCAGTAAGATTGCGGTGGAGAAAGAGGCGTTAAGTAAGTATTCAAAGAAATTTGAGAGGACTATGGGTGATAGAAATTCCGACCCAGCTAAACTTCATAAACTTGCTACGGATTTGCTTACAGATGAGGCTATTCGTCCGGAAATTCGTGAGTCTCTTGCTCAACCTTTTCTCGATTTAATTGATCAGCGTGGTGGTATCGCGGATCCGGAGTTTATGCTGGGGATGTGGAAAGATAGGTCTAAATTACGGATGTCTCGTGAGACAATGGAACGTAATATCGAGAATGTCGCGGGTAAAGATGCTGAATCAGTGAAACTTGAGACGACAGAAAAGATTAAAGAAAATGAAACTTTTCATCGACGTTGGCAAACTGAAATTAATAACCAGATTGGGGTGGAGTTTACCGCTCGGGGTATTAAACCTAATAGTAAAGAGTCTGCTGCGACGATGGCTTACGGGGAAGGCCGGGTTACTGAGGCCTCTCTTCAAGTAGATTTTCCTAACAATTGGCAAAGTATTAAAAAGGCAGCGGATTTTTCCCGGAAGATTTATGGTGATACATTAAAAGCAGTGAATCTTGTTAGGGAAAAATATGGATATGAGCCTATTATTAAACGTGAAGATTATTTCCGGCATTTTCAAGAAATTAATGTAGCGTCTCAGTTATTTGGGCATTTTCTCGGTGGCGAAAAGCCGCCGACTTCTATCGCCGGGGTAGTTAACCGGTCTAAATATGGGAAACCGTTTACATCTACTGAACTTCAACGAATGGGGGGAGAGTTTAAAGAAGACGCGGTTCTTGCTCTTCAGAATTATGTAAAATCTGTGGGCCCGCAATTGTTTCATTTGGATAGTGTTCAGCGGGTAAGGACTTTAGAGCGGTATATTCGCGCGCAAGCCTTAGTTAATGAGACAGAGATTAAAGAAGGACAGGCTGTTGCAAAAATAGATTTGAGTAATTTTACGGAGAAACTTTCTACATACGCGGATCTTCTCGCGGGGCAGCCGACGTTACTTACTCAAACGGTTAATCGTTGGGTTGACCGGCCAGTGGTTGCGGGGATCCGGGCGCTTCAAAGAAATGTAGTTTTGAATATGATTGGGTCTAATATTTCAGCTGCGTTTATGAACTTTTTACCCGTCGCTCAGCAAGTAGCGACAACTAATCCAAAAGCTATTGTTAAGGGTTGGATTACTTCGGCACTTCATCTTCAGAGAGAAGTACCTTTTGAGTTAGAAGGCGTCCGGAGTGAATTGTATGATCGTCGCTACCCGAAAGGTTTTCTTCCGTCTAACTGGCAGGAGAATGTGGCGGATAAAGGGTTTATCCTTCCGAATGTTGCTGATAGGATGACAGTACAGGCGCTAATTGCGGGAAAATTTTATGAGAATAGGGAAAAGGGAATGGATCCTCAAGCAGCAATGAAGGCAGCGGATAATTATGCTGTTCGAGTAGTGACAGATAGATCGACTGGGCAGGTTCCTTCAATTATGACTGAACCGGACCTAAAACTGATTTCAGCTTTTCAGGTTGAAATTAATAATCTTTGGTCGTGGTTGGCTCACGATATTCCGATAGAATCTAAAGGAAACTTTTTAGGCATTGCGGGCCGGATAACGGCGTTTGCGTTAGCATCTAATGTAATTAATAATGTATATGAACAGATGATGGGCCGTCGTCCACAATTAGACTTCTTATATATTCTGGGTACATTGGCCGGGGTGACAAAATCAGGAAAAGATAGAGGGTTTCTTGATCGCGTAGTCCCGGCGGGGAAAGATTTGGTCGGTAACATTCCGTTTGGCAATCTTTTTGTGCAAGGCGGGCGGTTTCCAATAGCTGCGGCGTTACCTGATATGAATGTGGTATTGGAGGATCCCGAGCATAGGGCTTTATCTGAATTTATGAAACCTCTTTATTATGGGTTGCCGTTTGGCGGGGGTGGCCAAGTCCGTAAAACTATTGAAGGTTTACAGGCTTGGGGTCAAGGGTATGTTGCTACGCCGTCTCAGAATATCAGATATGAAGTTCAAAAAGACTTTTATAATTTTGTTCGCGCGTTTTTATTTGGTAAAAATGCGTTTCCAGAAGCAGTGAAGTATTGGAGTGAGCCTAAATCAGAGAGGTAGTTTAACTTGACAAAATAGGATTTTATGATAGGCTAATTTTTAGGAGGATTCGATGAAGAAAGCGATTTTGATAGGGTTATTGTTATGTGGATTTTTAATGGGGCCTATTTTTCCGGGTCCTTTAGCCCCGGCGTTAGCCACAGTTACTGATACTTATACTCCGGTTCAGCTAACTGGTGATGGAAGTGATAAAACATTTGATTTTGATTTTAAGATTTTTAATAATACTGATCTTGTTGTGGCGATTGTTGACCCAGATACTCTTGTGGCAACAACGCAAACATTGGGGACAGACTACTCTGTGTCGATTAACACGTCTACCGCTGGCGGGACAGTTACTTTTGTGGCTGCGCCCGATGATGGTGACTATGTGTCTATTCGAAGAAGCATTCCAGTTACACAATCTACTGATATTCCTTCCGGCGGGCTTTTTCGTGAGCAGCAAATTGAAAATGCTTTAGATAAACAAACCTTAGTTTCTCAGCAGTTAAAAGAATTTCAAGATAGGTCTATTGCTCAAAATCCGTATGCGACAGCTATTTCTGATTTGACTTTGCCTCTTCCGTCAGCGGGTAAACCAATTAAGTGGAATGACGATGCGGATGGGTTAGAGAATGGTGACACAGCTATTGATGATATTGTTACAGCTGCCGCGGCTTCAGCAGCATCAGCTTCTTCCAGTGCTTCTACTGCGACTACACAGGCCGGGTTAGCAACCACAGCTCGAATAGCGGCTCAAACTTACGCAGCAGCATTGAAATCTACATCGACTTCGAGTCTTGCGATTGGTATTGGCTCAAAAACTTTTGTTACTCAAGCAGGTAAACAATTTTCCGCCGGGCAGTATGTGATTGCGGTTTCTGATGCCAATTCCGCGAATTATATGCACGGTCAGGTAACTAATTATTCTGGAACGTCTTTAGTCGTTGAAGTTACGAATGTTGGGGGAAGCGGGACGTTAGCTGATTGGACGATTTCAGTTTCTGGTAGTCGGGGTCCGGCAGGCAGTGGTGCGACTACCGCTCTCGATAATCTTGCCTCTGTTGCAATAAACACTTCTTTAATCTCTGATACCGACAATACCGACGATTTAGGCTCTTCATCTAAAGCCTGGAAAGACGCTTATATTAAAGGCAATATCGGCGTATCGGGTGCGGCGATTGTGAATGGAGTTACTGCAACTACTCAATCCGCAGGGGATAACTCGACTAAAGTGGCTACGACGGCATATGCTGAAAATTTATTTTTTATAGGTTCGACTACTAGAAATTTAACTACTGAAAGCGGAACACAAGTTATAACCGGGGTAGGTTTTACTCCAAAAATCATAGATTTCATATATGCGGATGACGTAACGATAAAATCAGGACAAGGATGGGATAATGGAACTAGTCATAAGGCTCTGGTTTGGGCTCACGGATTAACTGCTAATACATTTGCTGTTGACCCTTCCTATTCGATAGTAGTTTATGTTGACGGAAGCAACTATTATAAGGGTCAAGTTACGACTTTAGGCAGTGATGGGTTTACCATAACTTGGGAAAAAACCGGAAGCCCAACAGGAACATTAAATATAGTTTATAAATGTTCCAGATAGAAATTTGTTATGCTATGAAAAAATACATCCTTATTGCTTTAATACTTTTATCCTACTCAACAGCTTTCGCTAAAGAGAAACTTAAAATCGACGGAAAGACTTATGAAATATTGGTCAATCGTGCTTTCCAAGATAAGCTAAGAGTAAAGTTTTATAAGAAAGAAGGGGAGTCTTATTCAGCCAAGAAGATTAAACCTAAAGACGATGAAACCGGATTTGAGGTGGTGGATGTGTAGATTATTATTTATCTTAATTTTATTATTACCAGTATTATCTTTTGCAGATGAGATAACTTATCCGACAGCGGATACGGTAGTATATAAGGGCAAGACTTTTTATTTAAAAAGGGCTTCACCGATTTACCAGAAACTTGAGGAGGCGAAATGAAAAGATATATCCTGCTATTGGTCTTATGCTTTTTCTGTTCTGAAATGTTAAGGGCGGTAAGTGTTGACGTATCGGGGGAATAATGAAGAAAGGGTTTTTTCTGCTTATCTTTTGTTTGGTGGTTTTTGTCGGGTGTAATATCGGGTTTTCCAATACCGACAGCCCTCAGCCGTATACGATTGTCGGAAGTATTGACTCTGACGTCTACCATTACAGTTATTGTCCTTCGGCGCGGTCGATATTTCCGGATAATTTGATTATTTTCCAAGATGAGAAAACCGCGCAGTTAATGGGCCGGCGTTTAGCGGATCCGTGTCTTTTATATAAATTAAAACGGAGGCGGTAATGGAAAACTTCAAAGGCCAAGAGCGCAGGAAAGAACACTGGTGTATTCACGAACTTTTTTTGGGCCGTATCCAAGAATTTATCGATAGCCAAAAATCTAATCGTGTACTTTTCGCGGGTATCATAACCGCTATTGCGGTTTCTGCGCTGTCTTCTTTGGTAACTTGGGGGAGTCTTACCGCAACAGTTAAGCACGACAATACACGAATCAATGGATTAGAGAGTAGATTCAATAATATTAAATTAATCGGCTATGTTCAAGCGGCGGAAAAATGAAACGAAAACGTGAAGAATTTATCGCAAGATATCTTGAAGTTTTGGCGCATAAAGCCAAACAAGAGTTAAGAGCGGTTCTTCCAGAAGAAGGTTTTATTTCAGAAATGCAACCACAAGCAGATGCGATAGTGCATCGCTTAACTAAGGAGGTATAAAATGTTAAAGATATGGACTTGGATCTTAGCAAACGGAGCAACTTTGTTGGGGTGTTTACAGGCGTTGATCAAAGCGATTAAAGAACTTTTAACTGGAGTGATTAATCTTATTAGTTTGTTTATCCCGGGGATAGCCGCCCAGAAATGGGTTGAGGCGGTAAGGGGGGCCCTTAATACAGTAGACGGCTGGATAGAAGCGGTTAAGGGATATCTTATTAAAGAATGACCGCGCAAGTGTTAGCAATCGTAGCTTCTGCGCTTACCATAATTATTGGGTTGTGGAAGTATCTTACCAGTAAGGCTGCGGCCAAGAAAGCTAAACAAGAAGCGGCCCAAAAGGAGATTAATGATGGCATACAAACAGGGGATACGTCTGCTATTAATTCTGGGTTTAATGATCTTAATAACGGGTTGTAGCACTGTCCTTTATCCGTTAGATAAACAGGATATAATAGAGATAAAAGCCGGGGAAATAGTTTCTGGGGTAACGGTAACCAAACACGGCTATTACTTAGCAGATGAATGGTTAAACAAGGTGGCTAAAGCGAAAGTGGCGAAATGATCGAGGGCAAGAAACTCAGTTGGAAAATAAAAGCGTTTTTTGTGGCTATTAGTGCGGTGGTTGCCGGAGTTTTTTATCGTATGGGCGGATCGGGCAATTATCCACGACAGGCTCGGGTTATAGGGGTTTCTGCGGTTTCTATTGCTCTTTTAGCCTTTTTACGTGGAGAAACGGGTCTTTGGCTTACTCTTGCTTATTTAGCCAGTTTTGGAGCTTGTGTAGGAGCGCTTTCGACTTATTGGGATTTTTTGTTTGGGGATAGAGATAATTTCTATATGCACGGGTTTATGATAGGATTATCTTATAGCCCGTTAGCTTGGTTTGGAGTTAAATGGTGGTTGATTCTTATTCGAGCGGTTGTTTTAGCCGCGGGGATGGGTTTGGTTAACTGGTTGGCTAATAAATATCACTGGAAGTGTTCAGATATTATTGAAGAAAATTTTAGGGGGGCTTTTATAGCTCTTACTTTACCTCTATTATTATGTTAACAGTCCTTACGGACGACAAATATTTTGGTCAGATTATTTCTTTGGCGAAACGATTTCCTGAAGGTGGGTTGGCTAATCTTTCTAAGGAACTCTATGCGGCGGTTTCTAATCCTTTCCGGTTCCTCATTCTCGCTGATGTTGAAGGTGAGGTTCTGCGTGGGTTCTTTTTCGCCGCGCTTTCTGTCTGGAATGGCGAGCGGGTAGCTTTTGTGCGGGGGTATGCTTATGACGGCCAGATATCCAAGAGCATATATCTTTCCGGGTATCAACAGGTTCGTGAATGGTGTAAGACGCGCAGGATCACTGCTCTCTTAGGTTTCACTCAGCGGCCGAAAGGTTTTATTCGTCGTTATGGTTGTGCTGTGATCAGCGCGGTTATCCGAAAGGAGCTGGTATGATTTCTGATAGTATTTTTACTATTCATAAGTTTGTGATACCGGTACGAAAGTTAAATGAGCCGATTTATCTTATCCCTTTTGGGGACATTCATCGATTCGCTCCTCTCTGTGATGTAGACGCTTGGCTTGAATTTCTTGAATGGGCCAGAGGAAAGAAAGACGCGTATTTTCTTGGGATGGGCGATTATGATGATCTTGCTTCGTATTCAGAACGAAAAGCTCTTCTTCACGCTTGTCTTCACGAGAGTACACAAATAACCTTAGACGAACTTTATATGGAGCGGACAAGGAAATTGGTAAAAGAGATTGAGTTTATGCGAGGCCGATTGGTCGGATTACTTGAAGGTAACCATCACGGAGTGCTTCAGTCGGGGATGACTACTACTCAAATGATGTGTGATAAATTAAACTGCAAGTATCTGGGGGTTAGCTCGTTTATCCGGCTTCTCTTTGTCCACGGAAGCAAGAAGTATGCTCTTGATATTTGGTGCCACCACGGCCGTGGAGCCGCGCGATTAGCTGGTGGTAGTATTAATACGGTAGAACAAATGGCGTCAATTGCGGATGCTGATATTTACCTTATGGGCCACGATCATAAAAAAGGCGCGGTACCTTTGTCTAAATTGTATTTGGAAGACACCCGGCTTCGGCAAAAAAAGATTCTTCTTGGCCGCACCGGGTCGTTTTTGCGCGGGTATGTCCCGGATCAACCGTCTTATGTGGCTAAAGCGCAGCTAAAACCCTGTGATCTTGGGGTGATTAAAATTGAACTTACCCCCCGGAGAAATAAGAAGAACGGGGAAGATGATTATTATGTGGATATCCATTGTTCAGTGTAACCGGAGGAAAGATGAGACAGTTCGATACTGGTGCTACCCGGGATAGTGACGATACAAAGAATGACTATGAAGGTTTTCTTTCTCCTCTTGTGATCGAGGCTTACGGAAATTATATGACCAAGCATCGTAAACAGGCTGATGGCAAACTTCGTGATTCGGATAACTGGCAAAAAGGAATGCCTAAAGATTGCTATATTAAGTCCGGCTGGCGGCACTTTATGGATTGGTGGAAAGAACACCGGAGGATTTCTTCCCGGGAAGGTTTAATTGACGCCCTTTGTGCGTTGATGTTTAATGTTATGGGTTACTTACACGAAACCCTTAAAGACCAAAAGGGAGGCACGAAATGAAACGTATCTATATCGCAGGAGCTTATTCAGCAGATAACGTGGTGGCAGTGCTTGATAATATGCGCCGGGGGATGCGTAAGGCGACTGAAGTCCTTCTGGCCGGGTATTCACCGTTTTGCCCGTGGCTTGATTTTCATTTTCAATTGATGCTGCGGGAGGGTGAAGTGCTGTCTGTCAGCGATTACTATGCTTATTCTATGGCTTGGCTGGAGGCGTCTGACGCGGTCTTGGTCCTGCCTAATTCAGAAAACTCTAAAGGTACTCAGGCCGAACTTATTCGAGCCCGACAATTGAATATTCCCATTGTGGAGAGCGTGGTGGAATTGGTAGATGCAGGTATTCGTCCAGAATAGCGATTCCTGCGGCCGTGCTAAAGCAGAAAGCCACCTTGTAGCCCCTATCACGGGCGAGTAGGGCAAATTCCCTTTGGGCGTCCGAGATCGTGCCTCTGGGGGCTTTAAATTCAATTAACAATCCGTGGAAAGTGCCCCGGGGCTCAAAGAATAAGAGATCCGGGGTTCCTTTCCGATATCCCATCCGCATCATTTTCATAGCCATCCCGGCAGACATAATAAACCCGGAGGGGGCAATAGTGAAAAGAAGATCCGGATAACAGAGCTGTACGGTAGTGACAAAGGCTGCCTGAATATGAAACTCTGGATCCGCGGCTCTTAATGACATAAGAGTAACCCCACTATGATGCCACAACCGAGCACAACCAATAACAGGCAAAGGCTAATGATTTGTATTTCTATCATTTTTTCTCCTGTTCTAATGGTGGCAACGCTCTTGCGTCGCCCCGGGCGATCTGATACATCCTGTGGCTTTTTTCCCGGCATTGCATTATCACAAGCCTGTCTTTTCTCGCAAACACCTTCATAGGTTTGCCGCACAACTGGCATTTTGGGGCTGTCGCCGGATCGTTGATTTTATGCCATTGAGCGATACAAGGGTCGTTAGCGTTAACAGAAATCATGCAAAGAGATTCTGTACAGGTATAAAACTTATGTTTCCCATACCAGATCTCACGCATAAGCTTGCCGCAAAGAGGGCAATCCGGCGGGCCTTTTCTGTGCGGTACTATAATGTTATGGCCTCTACCTTCCATTGTAGTATTTCTCCTTTCTCATCTGATACGTCCTGCGTCCTCGATCGGCTAAGACCATTCCGTTAGATCCTATCTGATAGGACTGAGCCACAGCGTTTCCTCTTGCTGCGTGGTGCTCTCTACGAATTCTTTTTGCTACGGTTCCTCTCATTTTTCCTCCTGTTTTGGGCTCCCGTTCGAATTATGTTTAATGTGCCAGTTGTTGATAGCATCAACATCCATAATTTTTTGCTCCTCAAACCATCCCGGAATTATTGGGTAAGCTGCATACTTTCCCGGTTTCAATGGTGTGCGCCACTCTTGCCCGTAGGTTTCTATCAGATATCTCTCCGGGTCTTTTGGTAAATAGAACGTCCGGCCAAGAAATTTGAACGGCTTATATTCGTCGAATAATTCTGCTGCGTGGTACGATGATGCGTATTGGTCGTGAATAACATTAAAGCGTACTGGTTGTCCGTTGTATGTCCCAACATCATAGTTAATAATATCTATTTGATATCCTCGCGCGTTAAGATGAAATTCTCTCGGATAGGGGTAGGGAAAATCCAATACGTGAACAGAAAAACACGCAGAAAAAACCTTTTGAAGTTGTGGTATCTTGGGTATCAGATCTTCGTGCCGGACTCCGATATCAATATCTTTATCCCACGAGATAAACCCATTTTCCCGCATCATCCCTAAAAGAGTTCCTTCAACAAGACAATAGGGAACATCGCACTTTTCAAGAATATCAATCACGTGAAAAAGCAAGTCGATCCGGGTTAATTGGGTTATCATTTCTGGTACCTCATAGTTTTTTTACACTCAGCGTTAATAGGGCACCCTGTGGCCCATTTCGGTATTTTACACACCACGTCAATAACTTCTTTTTCTGATCCCTCTCCAATCGTTTTCTCAACGACTATTTCATCGTGGATAGTAAAGAGAATTTGATATTCGGCCGCGAATAGCCCGAACATCGCCTCAACCATAAGGTCGCGGGCAACCGCTTGAGTAGCGTTCTCGACTAATTTTCCGCCCCACGTTTCTTCGACTTCGTATTTATTAGTGACGCTGTTTACTCCAAGAAACGTGAGCTTTCCCTCCGCAGTGATTTTAGGATGGTGGTATACGATCACCCGGCCAGAAGGAAGAACCATCTGTAAAAAGTCTCCGGCCATACGCCAAGATATCTTACCACACGTATGCGGTTTTCCGGAGCATACTGTTTTCTTTGCCGCGTCTTCCAGCGCGTACCAGAATCGAGGGACCGCTGGAAAAGAAGTTCGATAAGCGTTAACAGCTCGCTCGGCCAGTGCGGGAGTAACTTCTATTCCATATTTTTCACACGTCTCCTGAAACTTCACTCTCCCCATTCCGTATCCACAGCCAAGAATTGCTTGCTTACCTAATTGCCGGGTAGCAGTGGGGCTTATTGTTTTTGCCATTTGGACGTAGATATCCGGGAGCGACGGGTCCCTATCTTTATCCGCGAATTGTTTGACGCCTTTTTCTTCTCCTGCGAGCCACATAACAACTCGCGCTTCGATTGCTGCGAAATCAGTGATAAACATTTCTTGGCCAATTGTTGGCACAAACATTCCACGAATGCAGGATGAGAGAGTGGGTAAGACGTCGTAGCAAACAGCAAAGCCTTCGGGGGAAGTTTTGAGGGTGGCGATTGCAGCCGCGACAGCATCTGGTTTGTAAGTTGATTTAACGAGGTTTTGGATCTGTACGAGTTTCCCAGACCAACGGCCAGTCGCGGCTCCGTGGTATATGAGTGTATCTCTAACGCGCCCGTCGGAAGACACTGCTGTAAAAAGCGCAGAGAATTTAGCAAGTGAGGTAAGGGATAATTGTTGTCTAAGTTGAAGGACACGGAAGTTATCACCATCGGTTGTTTTGAGAGCTTCTTTGACTGTTGCTTTTGTAAGATCTGGAAGGACAACTCCCTGTCTTTCAAGATAATTTTTAATTGCTTCTCGTTTTGTACCAGCATTGACTTGCCCTCCTGTAAGAGTGAATAATTCTTCGTTTCGTTCTTTAGTTTCAGCGGCAATCAAAGTGATTGCGTTCTCAACAGCTTTAATGTCGATTTCTACTCCTCGGTCATTAATGTATTGATCCATAAACCATACACGCTGTTCCGCGGAAGACAAATCTGGAAGTCGTTTGTCGATATCGCGTTCAGTCTCTACATCCCGTTTGCAATAGAGTAATAGTCGTTCGAGTTTTTCTTGAGGAATGGGGCCAGTTGTAGTACACAAAGACCGCATCACTCGGGAACCTTCCATATCTTTTTGATGAGAGCAACCCAGAGCCAGCGCCGCGTGCTCAAGTCTTCGTGGTAGAGCTGCCGCTGAAACTTTTGCCGCAGTACATCTCCATTGTCGAAGTGGTATTGGAAGTAGGCCAAACTTTTCAGCGTGGAATTTCCAAATTGAACGCTCAAAAAAAGCATTGTGGGCGTGGAATTCGGCACCCGATTGAATGAGTTGATTAATTATCGGGGTTGCTTCAGATAGCTTGCCATACAAAGCCCCTTGAACCGGACCGTCATCAATAGCCCAAGCCAGACAAAGGACTTCTGTACTTGGATCTTCCGCGTAACGATAGGCTCCGGTTGTCCAGATATCTGCCTGAGACCGGGATTCGAAATCTATATAAACTTTTTTAGGCATAGGGATTTTCAAGACGTAAGGGCCCGAAGGCCCCTACGTCTTTTTCCTTTTTAGAAAGGTAATTCCTCAGAGCTGATTGCTCCAGCGCCAGTACCTTCCTGTCCTTCTGCTGCCACAGCATCAAACTCATCTTCAACCCGAGGACGAGATGAGAAAGTCAAATCATCCGCAAGTTTTTGCACCCCGGCTAAATAGATAGTAACTCCACGGCCGCCCACAGGATGAACAAAAGGTGAGATAGTAAGTACGGCTCTCACCCAGCAACCCGGGTATAACTCTCCGGAATTTTCAGCGGTAATGCGGGTTTTATCCCCACGCAGACAATCCGGGCGGGTCTCGGTAGTAGATCTGGCCACAATATACCCTTTTTCATTCTCATCAAGTTTCCCGGATTCTTTGGGTTTATCCCCATCCCGAAACTTGGGAAGCTTCAGGGTTTTTAAGTCCACTTCAGGCCCAAAATTAGACCGGGCTACTTTACAGATTTCCTGCCAAAAGCCAGCGCAGTTATCCGCCAAAATCCACGTGCTTGCCGGATGTTTGGCCGCTTTTAACGCCTCAGCCGTACTTTTCTTCGGGAAAAGCAAAGTGATCCCGAATTTAGCTTTTGTCCCACCGGGAGCAACTGTCGGCTCAAATAACGCCGGGTAAGACAAGCGGAATGCGGGTGTTTGATAAGTTACTAATACTTTTTTGGAATTTGGTTGTGCACTCATTTTTTCTCTCCTATTCTTTTTAGTGTCATTCCGTTATCCGGTGTCTCCGTCAGTGGAGCCACACGGTCTTTTCCAGCTATCTTTTCCATCTGCGTCGGGGAAAGCAATTTAGGCTCTGAAAAAGCCTTATCCCCTAAATCAGCAAATGCGATAATAGCCTCTGCTTCATTAATCCACTTTCGATTCGCGCGTTTTTTACCTAAATCCCATCCGGGAATCACACCACCGGCTTCAATATATTCTTGGGCATAAGCAGCTATCGCGTCCATCCACGCTTCGATACGATCCTTGTATTCAAGGATTTTAGCCACCACAACAATCGGGAGGCCTTTAACATTAGGAAGAATTAAATCCTTCCCCGGAATCGCGGGAAGTTGGTCACTGATGTCCTGTCTGAGTGTCGGGCAAATTGCTTTAGCCCAGCACCATTTACACCAAGACCCCGCTGCGACTAACGCGTCTTTTTCTTTAGTTAGCGCGATTTTCCTCTCTACTTCTGCTGCGAAGGTATTCAGATAGTCGCAAGAGGCTTCCCATTTACTGATTTGCCCTTCAGTACGTGGTTGAATTATCACTAACTCAACACTTGCTACCTCGTGTTGCTTGGACAAAGGCAGCGCGTAAAGAAGCATCTGAGGATTATCAGTCGCCGATACTACTACGCCCTTACCGTATTTGAAATCATACACAACCAGTTTCTCGTACGGCCGGACAATAGCAGCGTCCAGTGTTCCTGACATTCCTTCAACGATGTCTACTTTTTGTTCGCTGAGAAGCTGGCCTCCTTTTTGCAGCTCCATTAGAATCGTGTCTCTGGCAAAGGTAACTGCCTCCGCCATTTCTTCGGTAACTTCAATTTCACCGATGTGGTTTCCCACTTGATCGAAAGGAAGGACTTTTTTATCCTTCAGACACATCTCTAATAGTTTATGCGCCGCTTCACCATCTGCTGCGTGCACGCTTTGAGGAGGTTTAGGCATCCGTCTGCACAGAGCCACTGACCCCGGGCAGTTCATCCATCTTTCCGCATTTGACGGAGATATTTCAGTGTGTGTTTTTTGAGCCATAGGTTCCTCCTATCCGATGATGAGGCCATTTTTCAAGCCCCAGTCATACATCATCTGAGCAGCCTCAGCTACTTTCCCCACCGGAATTTTCATCAATTTCGGCTCTTTAGGTGAAAACTTCGGACAAAGAGTATCTTTGACAAAAGTCACAACGGCTTCTGTCTTAGGTGGTAATGCCTTTTCCGCGACTGTGAGATACTTCTGGACGAAAGTACGCAGGTCTTCCAGAGTTTTGATTCCTACAACAGCCATAACCGTAGGCTGAAGACCACCTTTGTCTTCTGCGTCATCAATGCCCGGAATTTGATCAGCCGCCGGAGCTTCTTTCACGGGTTTTTCTCTACCAGTAATCACGGGTTTTTCTCTACCCGTAATCACGGGTTTTGTTAATACCGTGGCGATATTTTCTAACGCCACCGCGATACGTTCGATATCTTTTTCTATACTCATAATAAACACTCCATATTTTTCCTGCAATTATCGCAGACGGATAAACCTGCTACCCGTTTGAGTTTCTTCATTTCTGTGGGTTTCCCACAAACTTTACATCTTGTCGCCACAAACTCTGTTGTCTCGGTTATCTCATTCGTTTTCCTCCTCTTGTTATCCCCCGTTATTATGTTTATGTTTTTAGCTTTCTCTGTGAGTGTATTAACTACTTTCTCATCAACGCTATTCTCAGCGATAAGAAACTGTATTTGTACCGGGTTCTTCTGGCCCATACGGTCCAGTCGTCCAATTGCTTGCCGGATTTCTTCCGGGACATACGACATCTCTACAAAGATAGCAGTATCACAAACGTGCTGAAGACCATCAACTCCTATCCCACCAGATTGAATATTAGCCAGAAATATCTTTTTCTCTTTTTTAGTACAAAAATCTGAAAGAGCTGTGTCTTTCTCTCTTGCACTGCATTTACCTGTGTAAAGTACAGCCTCTTCAGGAAACGCCGCGGCAATTGTGTTTACCACATCTTCGTGCCAGACAAAGACAACTATTTTTTGCTTCTCCTCTAAAAGGTCTTTGATATGCTTTACCGCTGCTGATGCTTTCAGTATTCCTAACGCCCGGCGAATAGATGGTATTTCACCTATCTGGTTCCGGGCGTCAACTGCACGATTTTCTTGCTGAGTAAGCGCAAGAAGCTTATCTGAGGGATCCAGATAAATCTTGTCGTAGGTCACTATCGGAAGTTCTTTTTGGACTTCTCTTTTTAAACGCCTAAGCATTATTGGACGAAGGATATCTGCTAAGTCCGGAAGGTTAGACGCTCCGGTGCAATCGAATCCGAAATCACCTTGATAGGCCGCGCAGAATTTGTAAGCGTAATCGTAGAAGTTTGCGTACTTACCAAGAAATTGTGGGAATAAAGCGCGGAGAATCGGAAACAATTCTACCGGTCGATTCAATACTGGAGTGCCGGTAACCATCCATCGGCGAGCACAGTTATTGTACAACCCCTTTTTACCCAATATCATTTTTGTCCTTTTAGCCTCAATCGTCCGTAAATAATGACTTTCGTCGCAAACTAACACAGGCCAGTCTTGGTCCTTTAATAATGTAATGAGTGGTTCCTTCCAAACAATATCATAGTTGACAATGTTGAATGCTGAGATTTCAGGAACGAGTTTTGGTGAATAAATCTCTTTTATAAACGCTAAAGGCATTTGTTCTCTGATTCTCTTTACCCAAGAACGTCGAATACTCTGCGGACAAATAACTATGCCCGATGAAAGCCCGAGCTGTTTCCACGCTTCGATAACCTGATACGTTTTTCCGAGGCCCATATCATCAGCGAGGATGGCATTAGGCCTTAACGCCAGAAAATTCCTGCCGGTTTCCTGAAAGGGAAGAAGCTTTATCATTTTATATTCTGTTCTTTCACTATCGCGTTAAGAAGTTTTTTAACGTCGTTCTCGTAGTGCTGAAATAAATATTCTTTTACCATTGCATTGCCGTAACTCTGTTCTGCGTCGCTGTAGACCCATTTATAATTATCATCGATATTTCTCCGGCCGTTAATCCAATGCCTATGCTCTATGACGACATCCCGGGTCATAAACAACCGATTAACCCCCTGACAAATTTTCATCAGCATTACATCCACACCAATATGGTGAATCTTTGGATAAACCATATACCCTAATTCCTGAACCATTTTGCCTGACACAATACAACCAGATGGATGCTGATACTTCGACCAGTCGCTTAAAAGGTCATCTGCCATAGCAATTCCCCATCCTTGTCCTTTTTGCTCAAGGATGTCGATGAGCTTCTTATCCCAATGAAAGGTATGAAAATAGTGATCATCATTAACCGGGGCAAAATATTGTGCTTGTGATTTCCAAGAATATTCATTATAGACTTCTGCGATAAATTTGCGTGGGCCAACGTCAAATTGAAACGACCGGAATCCCTGACGTTTAAACTCTCTGCATACTTTTTCGTATTCAAGAAGTTTAGGGTCGTCTTCATTAAGGTACACTACAAGATAGTTACCCGGACAAGCAGTTTCCTTGAAAGATTGGATCATATCAACAATAGTGTCCGGCCTCCCGCGAGAAGGACAAATGGTAAGCACGCTTACTTCGTCGGTCATTTAACCATCCTTCCTTTCAGCATCATCATATCTTTCTGGCCGTCTTCACCAAACTCTTCTACAAGTTCTTTATACCCGGGCTTGGTAGGGTCAACTTGCTTCAAAAACAACATCCGGCGTATCTCTGAATTGTAGAGGTATAACCGGTTCCACGGGGTGACTTCTCTGTGGTTGAGCTGGATATCCATATGAACAAATGGCTGAATTTTGGCGTCAAGACACTTCTGACAAAACACTCCGTCAGGAGATCCGGCAATCGCTGGGTCAAAAAAAGGATAGCGGATTTTCTGGAAGAGGGAAGTCTTCCATAAAGTGAAAGGCGTAGCTGTCAGATCAACAGGTTGAACCCCCTCTCCAGAAACCTCATCATAAAAATCTCCCTCTTCTTTTTCAATCTCTGGCAATGTGAGTTTTACTCCGGGTTTTCTACGTACTGCGCATTTGGCGTATGGAAACCCAGAAATATACATAATAGCGCTGATAAACTCTTTATCCGCTTCCAAAAGTTTAAGCACATCCCCTTTTTGCACACCCCAAATATCATCGTCCATCCGAAGTATGTGAGTGAAACCATTCATTAATGCGGTTTTAATAATCTGATTATCAGCTTCGTGGATCCGGTGTCGGTAGGGGAAACAAAAAGACGTCCGCGCCCCCGATCGCTGAAGCACATTGACGGTTGTCATCAAACTATTCAGCCATCTTCGTGGATCCGGGTCAATCCCGAATGTCGGGCAACCTATAAGAACTTTTATCTCTTCTTTTTTATTCACCTATTCCTCCTTCTTCGCGGGTTTTACCAATGTACTCTACCCCAGCGGCTTCATAGAATTTATCATATGTATCTTCCGAAAGATGCTTAATTTTTTCCTCCACCCGGAAACCTTTGTCAAGCAGGTTTTTGTTCTCCACCCGGATTTTATTAGTATTTCGGATCATAATAGCCCGGCGTCCGACCTCCGATAAAGGAATAGAACCCTCCGCTGCATTACGAACACTGTGCTCAAGGTCCCAAATAGATAAGTTAGTTTGAGCAAGACGAATAACGGCCAGTAAAAATTCCCCATCTATCTTCGCTTTTTTACACCACGTAAGAATTTCACTCAATTCTTTTTGCGCTCCGGGAAGATTACACAGGGCCTTTTTAGAAACTATGCAAAAATAGTCAATAAATTCCCCAAAAGTCAAAGCAAATGGTTTTCTTGGCATTTTTCCCCCTATATAAAATTAATGTGCTCAGGCCGATTTACAAAGTTCTGAATAAACATATTCGTACTATCGTGTCGGCAGCAGCCTTCACAGTCTTTATGCACATCAAATTTCTTTTGCATATGCTCTATGATTTTCCAATAATGCTCGGAATTCAAAATTTCCCCCAAAGATTGTTTCGTCAGATCACCGTAACAATACCTTTCGTCCCCGAACAGATACCCACAAGGATAGCATTTACCATCCCCTGAAATTTGGAAAAGTAAAGGCACGTCAAGACAGTGGTCATACGGACGTTTTCGCTGGCTAATTGCAGTGAACTTTGGGACTATCCGAGTTGCGAATGTGCTCATTGCAGCGGCTTTCTGTAAGGTCTCTTGAACCTCTGGTTTATCAAACCACTGGCTTTCCGGGACTTCCATCGCATCGCATTTTGGATCTGAGCATTGTTTAATTACGAAATAGTCTACCCCGGTGTCGATAGCGAATTGCGCTTCCCGGAGAACAAACGGGAGGGCGTTCTTCGTCAGCACCATCTGAAGACCAATAGTCACAGGAGAGCTAAGCTGCTTCTTCATTTGTACCGCTATTTGAATGTTTCTTTTAACGCCTTCCCAATACGGACGGCCGTGTACCACTTCATAACCTTCTTCAATAGCGGAAAGGTTAAACCGCAGCCAAACAAGGTTGTTAACAAAATCAGCCATATCTAACGTACTGATTTTCACGCCATTAGTAGCCATAGCCATATCAAGCCCGCTGTCAACCCCTGCACGAATAGCTGGAACCAGACTTGGGTGCAGCGTAGGCTCCCCATCTCCGACAATAGCAATTGCTTTCACCCCGCATTTTGGCGCATCTTTAAAAAGTTGTATCAACGCCGCATCAGGAATCATAGCTCCGGTCATTTTTTGGAAAAGCCCGTAACAAAATTCACATTTAATATTGCAAAACTTAGTAATCCCAGCGTCAATCATAATCGGGGCGATTCTTTTCCCTTGAACAAAATGTTTATGCACGCGATCCATATGCCAAGCCAACTTACAATCGTCTAACCGCCACTTATCCATTTTAGATACATCATTGAACATTTTTCAATCCCTCCATTTTAAGTTTAAAAGTTTCTCGAATCTTTTGCTCTTTTACATCAATAATTCTTCCATTTTTTCGTATATAGGCATTTAAGTGATCCCGAAAAGCTATACCTAAACGGGCTTCTTTATGTTTAACAATTAGGTAATGAAGTAAAAGTCGTAAAAAACCTTCAGCTTCAATAGAAGATAACTCCCAGCGGTAAATAGGTTTGTATTGCCTATTGGTTCTTTTTATAAGAGAACCACCGAAAGCTTTATGTAGCAATTTAACAGCAGATGGATTTGCCATACCAACGGCTATTTTAAGAGTATATTGCGGTGTTAACCGTAATCCGCGGGGTTTCCCTCTTGAAATAAAAATACAACCTTCTCCGTCTATTATCCCAGCAGCATAGCCTAAAATTGCGGGGCTATTTATTCGTTTAAATTTCTCCAATTTTATATTATATCGAGTTACTTGTTGAACGCGTCGGATATCTTGTCTAATTTTATTATAGCATTTTTTACACGTGTTTTCGTAGTGCATTTTATCATAGCGTCGAAATAAGGAAACGTCTTTTGTCTTACCACAATGTTTACAGGTTCTTTTCATTCCCCAACCCTCTCTATTTTTACGCTGCAATGGCCGCCCTGTTGAAGACGGTTAGTTTTAAGTTTTACATCACACGGATTACAAAGCCCAAAATCGTGGCACATACAAACCCGATAACTCCGGCCGTCCATATTTTTCGCCGCCGCAAAAGGCCGATTGTTTGAATAGAGAAAATGGTGGCAGGGAAATACCGCGCCATCCGGAGCAAAAAGCAGCTCACTCGGGTAACACCAAACTGCCTTATGGCTCCTTTTCCCAGAAATCGCACCCGGATATTTGTAAGTTCCGTGTGTTTTGTCAAGAAATTCTTTCATACGAAAATCAATACCAACACTCTCGCAAGCGTTTTGCATCGCTGCATTTTTTAATTTCATATCCGGATGATCCAATCCCCAGATACCCACACTATACCCTTCTTTTTGTAAGGCCCGGACTGTCTTGAGTAATGCTATTCCGTTAGTTTTTTTATGAAAAGAAAACCTGATCGACGCGTACGGCGCCCGGCGCTTAAACATTTTTGGCTCTGTGCGATAGATAAATTCTTTAACGTCGAAACAGCCGTTAGTCAGAAGGTCAATTTTCTTTCCCTGACTGGACAACTCCCGGACCAATTCGTAAAACCCTTTGTATTCCGTCGGTTCGCCCCCTTGAAGGCTTATAGGTAGGTCGTTCCGGGTAGGAATAGTAGAAAGAATTTTTACCCACTCATCTACACTTATTTCTTTCCGCGGCGCAAAATCCCCCTGCCGGTTGATGCAATAAGAACAGCCCATCCGACAACGAAAAGTCAGAAAAACCCCGATGTAGTTATAACTATCTGGCAACGTCATCTTTTCACCCTTCGATGATTGTATCATATAACCTCCTGTATTCAACAAACATTATCGGCCGCTCAATCACTCTATGTATAAACGCACCCATTACATCACGACAATTAGCAAGACGTACCACGGGAATAGTGGTATGCTTTTCAAAAAAATCTGAATAGTCCTGAACGTGCTGAGTCCCCGGATCAAGCGGGCTATCGTGGCCTACACAAACCCGGATAATCATAGGAATCTTTAGCCCGTACTTCTGAAGATGGGATAAATGGTTCACCAGTGCATCCGCCCCGGCAAGTAAAAAATCTGCGCGTTCAAAACAAAGTACCGGAAGATATCCTTCTAATGATAGCCCTGCCGCTACCCCAACCATTAGATTTTCAGCAACAGGTGTCTCTATACAGAGATGCTCGCATCCAACCAAAGTCCCATTCATCTTATGCCCGTAAGCCGTATTATACCCGACAAAACGAATCTGAGGATTAAGCGACAATGCAATCATTGTCTTATGTAAAAGGTCTTTGTAGGTGCCCCGCTTCTCTACCATTGAATTTGAACTCCTGTTCCTACGTGTGGGAATATCGGTGCGTAATGGTAATAAAAAACTTTTGGCGTGTCCCATAATTCTTGCATTTCCCGGTCTTTTTCCCCCCAACGCTGTTCGATAGTTGTGGTGACCGAACGATTGTTATTCTCTATTATAAAGGTAATAGGAAGATCAAAACCAATAGCATATCTTAGCGCTTCCCAAAACCAACCTTGATCACAAGCCCCATCGCCGACAAAACAATGAACCTTGTTGCTTTGTCCGGCGAGCTTAATCGCTTTCGCCACACCTACCGCAAGGCCGACGTTGCCACCTACGATAGCAGTAGACACAAAATGCCGAGAAAGATCAATAATGTGCATTGAATTATTCTTCTTGAGAATCTGTTCTCTCAAAAATTCTTTATCCCCTGTGGCCAAAAGCCAATGATAAGTATTCCGGTGAGTAGAAAATATCCAATCACCCGGAACGAAATGGTCGGTAAAGTATTTAATCAATACGTCTTCATTACCGCCGCAGAAATGATGAGGACAATGGATATGGCCGCTTTCCCAGAGAACACGCATATCGTCTTCAAAATCTATTAAATCTTGTTTGGTAATCATAAGTCATCCACGGTTACTTTTTGTTTTACATATTCTATCGGATTCAACCACCCCAAAGTCGGCGCCCCAGAAAAACCCTTTTCCCATACAAACCAAGCATAACACGAAGCAGAAGAGCCAGTATCTGAAAAACGCCCGTTCATCGCGCACTTCTTTCGAAAAGAATATACCCAGATTTTTTTTGGTGGGTATTTAATGAACAGTTTTTGACGTCCTTGCCCTTCTAAAAAAGTTAATTTTAAGAACATAGCAACTTTGTTAGATGTAAGTTTTAAAGCTTGTTCAACAAATTCAGCTGCAAATTTATACGGCGGATTCGTAATAATATCCCCCGCAAAAACTTCTGCCGCCATTAAGAAGTCTACCCCGGGTTTTCCAAAACCTCTGTCGATTAAA